CAAATTTATCTATTGACGATTATTTGATAGACCGTATCAGCAGAGCGAAAAACAGCAAGGGCAGCAGCTGCCGCGTATTGTTCAAAACCCTATACGACCACGCAGGCATTACCACAAAAAAGCAAAAGCAACGCGCCCCGGAAAAGATAGAAAAATATCTGACATACTACCAGCAGCAGGGATTTATAAAGCGGTACACCATGCAGGCAGACGGGATAACAATATTTTGGTAAAAGCCGATAAAGGGGACAGTTTTTCGGTAGAGGAACTACCGAACTTTTGTCCCCAAACTACCGAACTTTTGTCCCCAAACTACCGAACTTTTGTCCCCAAACTACCGAACTTTTGTCCCGGCATGAATCCGCAAACCCTTGTAAATAGCGGGCTGCAGCGTTTTCAAAAATGCGTAAGTCTTATAAGTATATATAAGGCTTATAACAACGCGGCTGCCTTGCTTGACGCAGGCAGACCGCTTTTTTATTATCGACACGGGAACCGGGAAATATTTTCTTTAACGGCAGACCTGCAACAATCTGCTGGAATCCGCAGGCAAAACGGGGAGGGGCTAAAAAATCTTAAAGGAACCGACCGAAAACACACACCACCGCCCGCAGTATTTTCTCCCCCCGAACAGAGCAGCATTTTTATTGACGGGCAGGGGGAGGCAAAATCTTTGCAGCACATGAAGCGGATAACCGGCGAACAGCAACGCGCAGATTTTTGCGAAATTCAAACGGCAACCCGGCACAGGGGGAGGCATATTTACTTTATAGGCAGGAGGCGAACCATTGAACAGGGAACAGGCATTAGCACAAATCAAACAGGGCATACCATGCACCGACTATTTAGAGAAATCTAAAAGCAATATGTATTGCTGCCCGTACTGCGGCAGCGGACACGGCACACACGGCACCGGCGCAGTTAAATACTACCCGGACACAAACACATGGCATTGCCACGCCTGCGAAAAAGGCGGCGACGTTATAGACGCATACACGGCGACGACCGGCAGCGACTACAACGCAGCACTATCATTTTTAGCGGCACAAATAGGCATTACCATTGACAGCAGACCGACAGCGGCGCAAGACTTTGAAAACGACCGCGCAGAACGCCCGCAGAGCGACGAAAACGGCGAAAAGGTAAAACAGCCCGACCAAACAGGAAAAACCCCGCAGAACGGCGCACAGAGCCGCACAGAGGCAACCGCCGATTTTAGGGCATATTATAACGCTTGCTGCGGCAGATTATACGACCCGGCGGCGATAAATTACCTGCAGTCAAGAGGAATAAAGGCGGCAACCGCTGCAGCCTGCAATATTGGTTTTGACCCACAGGCAGACCCGGCGAACGCGCCCGGCGCATTGACAGACGAATACAAGGCGCACCCAACACCGCGCATTATAATACCCTGCAGCGCGTCGCACTATGTAGCACGCAGCATTGACCCGACCACGCCGGCAGCTTATAAGGCATTGAACCCGAACACGCAAAAAGGCGGCGGCAGCGTATCACTATTTAACGCCGCTTCATTGTACTGCGGCGCAGAGATAGTTTTTATTACAGAGGGCGCATTTGACGCACTATCTTTTTTAGAGGCAGGACACGCGGCAATAGCACTAAACAGCAAGGGCAACGGCAAACTGTTATTGCAGCAGCTGCGGGCGAAACCGACCGGCGCAGAGTTTATAATTGTTCCCGACAATGACGACAACCCGAAAACAGCAGCGGACACCATGAAGCGGGCAGAGGAATTAAACAACGGGCTGCGGGCATTGAACCTGCAGAGCGTTATCTATAATGTTGCCGGCACCTACCACGACGCAAACGACGCATTGCAGCACGACCGGGCAGCATTTGAAAAGGGCATAGCTGCAGCAATCCGGGAATTACATCGCGACGATTTAACCGACTTTTGGGATAAAATCACGACCGACGCATATAAACCATACAGAACCGGGCTAAACTTTTTCGATAACCTGTTAGGCGGCGGCATTATACAACAAAGCCTATTGCTTTTAATGGCAGCACCGGGAACGGGCAAAACGAGCCTTGCCGCGCAGCTTGCCGAAACAATGGCAGCGCAGCGCAAGCCGGTTATATATTTCAATTTTGAAATGAGCCGGGAACAGATGTTAGCAAAGGCAATCAGCGCGAAATATTACCATAACGGCGGCACAAAAACCGCGCTGCAGATATTGCAGGGCTATAATTGGACAGCAGACGACCGGGCGCAGATTGAACGCGTAATAGACGAATACAGGGCGCAACAGTACCCGTATATCAAATACAACCCGGCAGGAACCAGCAGCGAACTAAACGACCTATTGCAATACTTGACCGCGACAGGGGAGGCAGCAAAGGCAAAAGGCGAACCGGCACCGGCTTGCGTTATTGACTATTTGCATTTGATAAAGAGCCGCGACGGGCTGGACACCGCCGAACTAATCAAACAGGCAGTAACCGGGCTAAAACAATACGCAGTAAATTACAATACTTTTGTTATAGGCATTGTTGCGACCAACAGGGCAAGTAACAAAGGCGGCAGGCTAACAATGGAATCCGGGCGCGACAGCAGCAACCTTGAATATACTGCCGACTATCAAATATCGCTCAATTATGACGCAATCGACAGCGGCAAGGTAAAGCCCGACGACATAGAAAAAATAGCGGAACTGCAGCAGGCAGAACGCCGGGCAATGATATTGCGCGTATTAAAAAGCCGGTTTTCGCAGCCGGGCAAATCTGCGCAAATCATGTTTGACGCGGCGCATAATATCTTTTACGGCACCTGCGACGACTTTATACCGGCTGCAGGCTTTACATTGGATAACGACGCGCCCGCATTTGACGACGACGAACCACAAACGACAATGCGGCTATAAGACACGCAGAACGCAAGGCGAACGCACGCAAGACGATTATAAAACAGGGAGGGGGAGGCACCCCGACCACCGGGCAACGGCGCGCCCCTGCTGTCATGCGCCGATTTACACACAAGCGAAATTTTAAGACCGACAGAGCAAACCGCCTGCCGGTTTTTCTTTTGTCGGCTGCAGGATAGACCGACCGGCGCATGACGTTAGAAATTATATTTTTCTCTATCCCCCTATTGCGTGAAAATGAAGCGGCTACCGTAGACCGGCGCATGATGTTAGAAAAAATATATTGCGAGAGCGACAGACCCCGCCCCGCTTCATAACGCCGCAGAACAGAGGAACCACCGGCGCGGGGCAGGCTTTTATATATACGGGCAAAATTGACGCAAAACGGGGCAGTTGCGGGGGATATATAGACAGCTCGCACCAACTACCACCTAAAGGCGAAAAAGTCAGCATTTACAAGGGCTAAAGCCTTTTCTATTACTTGTGTTTTTCTTATTTCTATGGTACAATATACACAAGAGATTTAATAAAAATATCTGCTTCATAAATAGCGGAAATACAAGAGGCAGAAATTGCGCGACACCTATATTAAAACCTGCCCGCATTGCGGCGGCACAGCCTGCCTAAACGCAAATTACAGTTACAAAGCACGCAGCTATTTTGTGTTTGTTCGCTGCGACATCTGCGGCGCACAAGGCAAGATTTACAACAGCGCAGAGGAACCGGCAGCGGCAGAGTGGAACAACGCACCATGTAACGACGCAATAGCAGCATGGAACATGAGAACACCAGAACAGGAGGCGTAAACAATGAATGAAGCGGCAAGAGAGGCACGCAGAGCCTATAAAAGAAAATGGCAGAGGGAAAACCCCGACAAAGTGAAACAGTATCAAGAAAACTATTGGAACCGAAAAGCACAGGAGGCGGCAGCTGCGGACAGCGACCCCGCCGGCGAACCTGCAATAGAGGAACCACCGCAGGAGGGCTAACACATGATAGCAGACTATTTATCTACAGGCAGAGAAAATGCGCGGACAGGGCGCGACCTTGCGGCAATGTTAGGCTGCAGCATTAGAGATATTAGCGCAGGAATCGAACGCGAACGCAGGCAGGGGCAGCCGATAATTGCAAGCTGCGACGCAGAAAACCCCGGCTATTATTTAGCGGAAACGGCAGAGGAATTGCAGCGGTATTGCAACAGCCTACACCACCGGGCAGGCGAAATACACAAGACCCGGCGCGCATTACTTGAAACGGCTGCAGACCTGCCGGCAGAACAGGAGGCGTAAACAATGGCAGCAAAGGGAACCAGCGACGAACAAATCATAGCAGCACTATTGAACCACGGCACCATTAAAGAGGCTGCCGCTGCTGCTGGAATATCAGAACGGGCATTATATGACCGCATGAACACGGGCGACTTTCAAGCCCTATACAAAGCCGCTAAAGCCGATTTAATCCGGGCTGCGGTATTTTCCATTAACGGCAAACTGCAGGCGGCAATCAGCACCGTTGCCGAAATCATGGCAGACAAAGAGAACAACCCGGCAATAAGGCTGCAGGCAGCGCAGACCATATTAAACACCGCCTGCAAATTTACGCAGAGGCTTGCGACCGACGAACAGAGCATAACGGCACAGGTAGAATCTAATAATTTTGGTTTATGGTAACACCGCTGCAAAAGGCATTTGCCACAAGTAAGATAATACGGCGCGGCATGAATGAAATCATAGCAGAGCAGGGATTAGACACCGGCAGAGGCTATAAAAGAGTATGGAACGACATTTACAAAGATGTTTTTACAGGCATGACAGAGGCGCAAATAAAAAGCCTGCTATTTGATTTTCTGCATTGCTATGACATCACCGACGCAGAACGGGCAGAGATATTGAACCTGCTGCGACTATCACAAACGGCATTTACAGAGGAACAGAGCCGGCGGCTGCAGGATATATTATTTTAACGGCACACAAGGGCGATAATTGCCCCGCAGAGCCGTTTTTTTTATTGCCTATAAGGAATTGAACCGACGCGGCAGAAAACGCGGCACAGAGGCGCGCAGCCGCTTCATTTTTTTACATCGTTAATACACAATAGGCAATGTTTATATTGTGCGCGATACACAAGAGATTTTTATTGTGTAATAACTGCAAACAACACTTGAAAAGCCCGCAGCACTATAGTATTATAGAAATAGGAAAAGGACAGCACCGAACAGGAGGCGCAGACCATGAACGCATTACAGACGACAACAGCACAGATAACGGCAGCCCCGCAGCTGCAGGAATCTTTGTTTAATGACTTTGTGGCATACATCGACAGAGGCGAAAAGACGACCCGCACATATTTAACGAACCTGCGGCAGTTTATTAAATGGCTGCAGGGAACCGGCACGACAAACCCGACGCGGGCAGACATTTTGCGTTATAGGGATTATTTGACGCAGAACCGCAAGCCGAACACCGTTAAACAGTATCTGCAGAGCGTGCGGCAGTTTTTCAGCTGGACAGCTGCAAACGGATATTACCCGAATATTGCGGCGAACATACACGCGCCGAAAATCAGAACCGACGCGCATAAAAAAGACGCATTGACCGCAGCAGACGTTTTGACGATAGAACAGAGCATAACAGCACAGGCAGAGGCAAAGGCTGCAGAGGCTGCCGCTAAAGATAAAGACACCGCCGGCAGAATCGACCGGGCAACAGAACAGGGCAAAAGGCTATTTGCAATGTATCTGTTAGCAGTAACCGCCGGGCTGCGAACAATCGAAATCAGCAGGGCAAATATTAAAGACCTTGAAAAGAGAAACGGCACCGCCTGTATTTACATTTACGGCAAAGGCAGGGCAGAGGCAGACCAAAAGAAACCTATTGCCCCGCAGGTATATGACGCGCTGCAGGATTATATCAGCAGCAGAACCGACAACCCGACAAAGGACAGCCCGTTATTTGTTGCCACCGGGAACCGCAGCGGCGGCAAGAGGCTTGCGCCTACCACCATTAGCACCATGTTAAAACAGGCAATGCAACAGGCAGGATATAACAGCGAAAAATTAACGGCGCACTCATTGCGGCACACGACCGGCAACAATGTTATGGAATTGACCGGCGACAACCTTTTTATCACTCAAACATATATGCGGCACGCAGACCCGAAAACGACAGAGGTATATTTACACCGCGACACCGAAAAGCAAGAGGCAGAAATTGCGCAGCAGCTTTATAACAAGTATCACGGCATAACAGGAACCGACGACAGCCGGGCGCAGCTGGAAACCATTATAAACAGCATGAACGCGCAGCAGCTGCAACAGCTTGCGGGAATCGCGCAGAGCATTGCCAAATAGCGAGAAATTGCGAGAGAAAAACGCAAGGTATTATTTATCGACAGGGCAATAAAAAACCGCTTAAAACGCAAATTAGAGCCTTGTTTTTAGGGGTATACCACCCGGCGGGCGACCCTTGCGGCAATCCCCTGCCGTACTGCACAAAAAACACACGGCGGCACTTTTCCGCGAGATATATGACCAGTGACGGCGTGAAGCACGAACCGACCCGACCGACGGGCAGCACGCCCCCCGAAACAGGAGAAAAAAATTGCCTTATTACACAGACAAAGAAATAGAGCAACGCAAGGCAGCCGGCGTAAAAATGAACAAACTAAATTGCGGCTGGAATCTGCCAACAGAGATTATTGCCGAAATCATACCGCGAATAAATGCACTTGAACCGAAAACGGACACCGAACGGCGAAACAAGCGAATATTAGAACTTGCATTTTTACAGGACATGAACCCGCACCAAATTGCACGCCTTAACGACCCGTTAATTATTGGCATGGGAAACAGAAACCACGGCAAACCACTTTCGCCGCATGGTATACGGGATATTTGCATAGACTTTGCCCCGGAAATAGCAGACTACAGGCGAAACAAACGCACACCCGCCGCACAGCAGCGGCGCAATGAATTGAACAGGAACCGGCAAACCATAATTGCCGACCGACCTAAAATCTGCAGCACCTGCGGCAGCACAAGCGATATTGAATTACATCACATCATACCATTAGCGGCAGGCGGCACAAATGATTATTACAATTTAGTCTACTTGTGCCACGACTGCCACATGAAATTGCACCGCAGCATTTACGACCGGCTACAATGGGCGAAATAAGTTTTAACTGAAATAATATTGAATAGCTTAATTAGAAAATATGTTATTTCTCTTGTGTATCACGCACAGGAATAATTTATAGAACAGGAGGCACCGCAGAAATGATTTACACCATTGCGACGCAAAAAGGCGGCACCGGGAAAACGACGACCGCCGCAGCACTCGCACAGGCTGCAGCCTATAAAGGGAAAACCGCCCTTGCAATCGACCTTGACCCGCAGGCGAATCTAACATATTGCCTTGCGGCAGACGACACGCAGCCGGGCAGTTATGACCTTTTACACGGGGCAGCCGCTTCATTGGTAACACAAACCACCGCGCAGGGCATTGACGTTATAGCAGCAAGCCCCGACCTGCAGACCGAAACCAGCGGCAAAGGAACCGCCCGCAGGCTGCAAAAGGCATTAGAGCCGGTAAAAGATAAATACGACGTTATCATCATTGACACGCCGGCGACCGCAGGGGAATTGCAGTATAACGCGCTGCAGGCAGCAGACCGCTTAATTATTCCATTAGAGGCAGACGCATACAACCTGCAGAGCCTTGCACAGATAACAGAGGCGGCGCAGCAGATAAAGGGCAGCAACCCGGATTTAAGAATTGCAGGCGTATTGTTGACGCAGTACGACCCGCGCCCGGTTATCAACAGGCAGCTGCAGGAAATGTTAAAAGACAACGCAGCGGCGCAGGGCATACCCTTTTTAGGGGCAGTTAGAAAAGCCGTTGCCGTAAAAGAGGCAGCTGCCTTGCAATTATCGTTATATGAGTACGCGCCGAAATGCAACCCGGCTGCGGACTATATGAGCATATACGAACAGTTATTAAAACAGGAGGGCTAAACAATGGCAAAGGATAAGGATTTTAAGGGCATTGCTGCCGGTAAAGTGAAAAGCACCATAGCAGAGGCGACACAAGAGGCACCAACAGCACAAGAGGAATTGACAGCGCGAAAAGACCGCCGCACATATAGCGAACAGGAAATACAAGAGTTTTCTAACAGCCTGCAGACCGCCGGGCGCAAAGGTATGAAGCTGCCGCGCGTCAACCTTGCATTTGCGCCCGATATTTACGAATACGTCAAAATCATGAGCAAAGCCGGCGGCATGACCTATACAGAGTTTATTAACAAAATTCTGCAGGCGCACAAGGCAGAACATGAAGATATTTACCAGCAGGCAATCAAAATACGCAACAGCCTGTAAAGGATATTGAACAATGGCAAAGGATAAAAAGACCCCGACAGAGGGCGACGAAAAACGCATAGACTTGCGCGAAATCAAATTGACCGCTGCAGGCGAACCGCTGCCGATTGACCCGGACACCGGCGAGATTGACGTTGATAAACTGACACCCGAACAGCGGGCAGAACTTGACGCGGCTAACAAGGCACTAAAAGAGGCATTTAAGAAAATATTGCCTACTCTTAAACCGGCAGGCAAAGCCCTTGCCGCACACTATCAACGCATGAATCCGGCAGGCAAAGCCCTTGCCGCACACTATCAACGCATTAATGAAGCAATAAACAAAGCAACCGGCATTGACCGCCTGCAGGAAACATTAAAGAAATTCAGCAGCAGCATTATTACCGACGAAATGCGCGAAACCCTGCAGCGAATCCGCGAAAACCTGCAGCCGATACAAGACCTGTTAGACGAAATCGACGCGCTGGAACCTTTTATAAAGGCAGAGTTAAAAAAAGACGAATACGGCGGCTTGACTTTTGACGACATCATGGAACACACGCCCGGCGAACTGCTGGAACTGCGGCAAGACCCGGACAGCAATATTTATAAAGTCATTGAAGCGGCACGCAAAGCAAAGGCAGAGGCAGAGCGCGTAACAATCCAACACACCGACGATATAGAATACCCGTTAGACAAAATCAGCGGCAAGGCATGGAATCTGTTTACAGAGAACACCGGCGGGCAGCTTGCTATTACATTTGACCTACTGCCGAAAAAACAGAACTTGCAGGCGACCGCCTATTACTCAATAAACTTTGACAGTTTAGGCGACAACGTGAAAATCACAAAGCGGCTGCAGCCTTATGACAAACGCGTTTATATTGCCGTATCTGCCTTGTTTAACGCGGGCAATGATATTGTAACGGCGACACAAATTTATTATGCAATGGGAGGCACCGGCAAGCCGGGCGCAAAGCATATAAAGAGAATCGACGACGCATTATCTAAAATGACCGGCGCAAAAATCACATTAGACAATGCGCATGAAGCGGAGGCATTAAAGGGCAAATATCCGCATTTTCGTTATGACGGTTCATTGCTGCCGTTAGAGAGAATAACCGCAATCGTCAACGGGCAAGTGGCAGAATCAGCAATACATATTTTCCGGGAACCGCCGTTAATGACATTTGCAAAAGAACGCAAACAGGTAACAACAATCGACGTTGCATTACTGCAAAGCCCTATCAATAAGACCGACGCAAATTTATCTATTGACGATTATTTGATAGACCGTATCAGCAGAGCGAAAAACAGCAAGGGCAGCAGCTGCCGCGTATTGTTCAAAACCCTATACGACCACGCAGGCATTACCACAAAAAAGC